ATAGATAAATAGAATAGATAGAGTATATAAAACCTACATTCTTATGTATTAGTGTATTTAAGTACATAAGGCTTTCCTACAGGTATAAACTTGGAGGTAACGTCACAGGTGTGGCACATGTTATAAGTACGGACAGTGCAGGGTTTGAGAGTGTAACGGTGTGTAACGTAACACAAGGTGTCACACTTTAAAAAATAAAGTGAAGGAGCTATTTTTATAGGGGTAAATAATCAAAGGATTACCCATTTCACTTTAAAAGGTAAGGCATGACATAGGTGTACGGGGTGTAACACTTTAATTCATTAAGGTTTGTGACACTAGGGTAGGATAAGGAGGGTGTAACAGTCAAAAAAGAGGTGTCATGACAGTAAAAAATGGTGTAATGTAACGATGTAACGTAACAGGTGTTACATATAAATTTGGTAGCTTGTTATGTGTAACGTTACGTGTTACACTATAAGTATAAAAATTAAATAAAACGCAAAGGAGATTGAGAATATGAAAGTAATAGTATCAAAGATGTTTTTAGAGGAACAACCTTACTATATTTATTGTGAGGGCGAAATTTTTCAGTTACGTTTAAAAGAAAACCATTACGTAATGGCAACTTCTTTAAGTGAAGCTGATATACTTGAAAAGGTTAAGCTTCTTTTCCAAAAATATAACACACCTGTAATGTTACAGGAAGCGTTACGTGACACAGACATGAGGATTGCAGAAGCTGAACGTAACAGAAGAAAAGGTCAGTATAAAGAAGCTGGGGATAAATATGAAAATGAAATATTGCAAATGGTAAAAAGTATGACACAACAAAAGTTAGGTATAAAGAAGAAGAAAAAAGGCATTAAGTTTAAATTAAAAAATAAATAGATAGATTATATCAAGCGTAATAGCTGTGAGTTATTCCAGCCGTTACGCTCTTTTTATGCGTCCGTTACACTGTAAGCGTTACGCTGTAATACCATTTTAACGCCCGTCAACGCCCTTCTAACACGTTCCAGTGTATCCCTTGATAATTTATATTAATAATATCTTAAAACGCCAATAAGAAGCTGTTACAAGCGTAACGCTAGAACCAACTTGTATGCAATAATCAATTTGTGTATATTGTATGTTTAATGTATTCTTTTCATGTATACAGTATTCTTTTTATTAATTTTTCCATGTATACAGTATTTTTATAAGAATATTTAACGTGTAGCATTGTACCTGTTACGCCTATTTCAAAAAAATTTTTGATGCTGAAACCATTGCAATTACTAGCTTCTGAGATATGTTACTCGATAAGTTAAAAAAAAATGTTTGCAATTACGTTGCATATATAATACTATGTAATTGTAATACAAATTAAATAAAGTTAGTCAGAAGCTAGAAACACAGCTTTAAAAACTAACATTGCACTTTGAAAAAATTTATATTACAGCGTTACAAGTTAGTTATATAAGACTTGTAACCCGTAGTGAGTTAATAACTTGTATAATCATCTAGTAATAGCATCTTGATTAACCTGTAAAGCAACTGTAAGCATTAACTAGTGTTGCCATAAGAATCAAGCTACTCGTTATACATGATAGATTGATACCCTTGAATGTATAAGCCTTGAATAGTGATATTAGAGCCGTTGTACACTTTATCGTGTGCTTCCTGTAGTAGTATAGAAGCCTTATTTGTAACAGCTTACAAAGTACTTTATTGAATATGAAGTGAGTACGTACATTACAGCGTACCCTTACTAAAACCATTACGTATTACATACATAAACTTATTAGCGTTTATCTATCAAATTAACGCCCCGTATGTAATAGCACATTGTCAACTGAATACGACCCACGCACACGCACATATTTTATAATTATTATTTTATAAAATGCGTAACCAGCAGAGAAAAGCAAGACTGCTACACGTTACGCACTTAATTAAAATAATAATTGAAAGTGAGTGATTTTATATGTTAAACATTAAAAAACAATTAAGTAATATGATTAAGTTCTGTAAACCCGTAACGCTAACAAGTGACCGAGTTTTTAACCTTGATGATGTACTAGTATATCAAGTAGACAGCAAGTGTAATTATATGTTAGATATAGATTCTAAAGAAGCTATATTCAACATTATAGATAATGCTATTATACCCGATGAGTACACTTTTATATGTACACGTAAAGAGCATGACAGTATAACATTACTAGACTTGTTTCCGTTCCCTTACAGTCCTAGCAGACAATGTTTCCATATACCAGCATACTACGATAACAAGTTCTTTTTTATAGACTTTATTTTGTAGTATTACAGCGTGACGCACTTTAAAGTGCGTCATGTTACTAACTGTAAAATTTGCGTTATACGTTCTTTTACTCAACTCAAAAACCAACCCTTTGATTTTAGGTATAACGCTTTTTTTAGAGTTAGTAACTGCGTTATAACTCAAATACTAAAATAAAGGTGTGTGAGATATATGAGTAAAATGAAAGGTATAGCTGAAAATCTATTAGAGGTAGTTGCTTATTATCCAAATATGACAGCAGACTACGATGTGGAATTTTTCCCATGTGATTTTAAGGTGTATGAAATCAGAGAAAATGGTAAATATCAATCTGAAATATCAGATTTAGGTTTTATACATGTAATACTATCAAGTGGCGAAACATTACATGATGTGACAGAATATTTTACAGTATCAGAGGAAACAGGTGAATTACTACCAAGTAGCATAATAATCAGTCAAGGTAAGGATTATCCATACAATTTATTCTGTAAAACTATTGAAATTCCGTACTATTATGACAATAAATACTACAAAGTGATATTAGATTTAGGTAATGTACTAGAAAATGATACTTTATAATCATTGTTACAGCTTCCAAGTCTTAGGACTTGGGGGTTGTATAGAGTGATTATACTCTAATAAATAATATAAAGTCATTGTTCCTGCCCCCAAGTGTAATGCTTGAGGGTAGTATAGAGTGACTAACTCTAATAAATAATAAAAAAGGTGTGTGAGATTTATGGAAAACAGAATGAATTATGTAAAAAATCTAAGAGTGGCAGAACCAATATGTTTCATCTTTGACGGAGAAGAAATAAGAATTTTCGACTTAAAAGAGGATAAGGAATTACATTTAAGCTATGAAGCAACAAAGGAATTTTTTAGAGATATTCCATTCACTCAAAGCTTAGATGTAGTAGAAAATGGTGTTTGCCCTAAAGTTGATACAAGCATAAAAGCAGTATATGATGACCTATGGGGAGAGATAGAATTACATGTTTTATCCGATGATGACAGATACTTAGTAAAATTATATATCGGTTGTTACAATGTATTAATGAACTTAGAGGAATTCAAAAACGCAACATTCTTAAATAGCGAAATGGTGATGTAACATTGTTACAGCTTCCAAACCGAAAGGTTTGGGGGTTGTATAGAGTGTTACAACTCTATAATAAATAATATAAAGGTGTGTGATGATATGTATAAAATAGCAAATTTTACTAAGGTGAATGAAACTAGAACAGTTAGTGACATAACAAGAGTACCACGTAATGGTGATGTTATAGACAAATTCCTAAGTTGGGACACAGATGCTTATAGCACTGCAAACCAATGGACTTTTAAGGATATGCTTTTTAGTTACAACACTTTAATTGCAGTAATTGGCGAAGGTAACAACTTATATGTAACAAGTACAAAATACTCAACAACAACAAGCAAGTTACAAGGTCAAATGAAACGTCAAGCAGAAGGTGACAATTTTAATATTCATATCATAGACCAAAAGGAATTAGAAGAAATGGTCGAAACTAGATTTTAGCATTGTTAAGGTATCTGTTACACTTGTAACAGGTATCTACTAGAGTGCTAAACTCTAAAAATAATAATAAAAAGGTGTGTGAAATTATGAAATTCTCAAAGGTAACAAGTAGAAAACAAATGATTAAGGTGATAACTGATATTGCCCCACTACTTAGTAAAGACGGCGAAGAAATAGCAAACTACTGGTTAGATGCTTTAGAAGGAAAAGAAATGCAAGTAAAAGAAATAAAAGCAGGATTTAAGGCAGATTTAAAAGTGGAAAACTTTAAATCAGAAGACTCTTTTAATAAAGCATTGGAAATGTTAGAGATAATGCCAAAAGAAGAAGCTAAAGTGGAAGATAACACTAAAACTGAAACAAAAGGTGATAACAAGAAACAAAAACCTAGTCAAAAGGAACAAGCTGAAAACATTAAGTTAGTAGGTTACAGATATACTAGACCAATGTTCCCCGAAGTGTTACATGATTTAGAAGGGTATATACTTACTAGAGTAGATTCTACAGACATATTTGAAATTGAGGATATAGGTGAAGAAAACCTAGTTATAGCCGTATTCTTCCCAGAGTGGGAAAACGTAACATATGTTGACCCAATGGAAGTTTGTGAAGACGATTATCCAAAATTACTAAAAATGCATGGTTTAGACAGTTTTCCTAATAGACTTGATTTACAACAGGTAATGCATTTTGATGCAAAATTACGTTTAATGGTATCACTTAGCTTCTATACTGAAATACCTTACTGTGTATCACTTAGAAAAAAATGGTTTGCAGTTAATGATGTGTTACATTGCAGAGTTAACAACTATGGTCATGATTACGCAATATATAAAGCAGAGAAAATCAAATAGGCACTGTGTAACATTGTTACAGCTTCCAAACCGAAAGGTTTGGGGGTTGTATAGAGTGTTACAACTCTAAAATATGCGAAAAGGTGTGTGATGAAACATGAAACAAACATTCTTAAATGGAAAAATAGTTTGCGAAGAAGTTAAAGACATAGGACATTTATCTTATTACAACGTGACAACTGAATTAGGAACTGATGAAATATCAGTTTGGCATGACAGTGATACTTTAGAAGAAAAAGCTAAAGAGGTGTTACATCGTCAATTATGGTTAACTGTACTAGATAAAGTTTGTTCAGAAGATGACTTTGGTAACAGAGCATGTGATTGGGGTTGCCTTTGTGACAGATGTCACAGTTGGGAATGTAACCATGAGTTTGCAGTGTTATTAAAAGAAAATGGCTTAGATTATAGCTTTTATGCAAAATATTTATAAAAAAGGGAGTGTGTTATATGTTTAGAATATTTACAAATGGTGTTGAACCTACATTAGCAGATATGGAAGAAGTGATAAAAAGTACTATGTGTACTTATAACATGAATTTATTCCAACAAACTGACGTTATATTTGTAGGAAGTAATAAAGACAGACACGTAGAAGTTAGTAAAATGACAGAAGCTAGTGGTTTAATTGTAACAAAAACATACATGAGTAAAGGTTGTTTAACTGAAAACTTAGATGTTAGATATTACAAAGACGGAGATTATATTCACCAAGAAAAAATCACAAATGACCCAAGTTGGGTAGTTGAAATAAAACGTCAATGGTATCCACATGGTAATGTACTAAAAACTGTGACAGTATATGTAAATCCTAAAACAATAAATTTGGTTGATTTTACTGCTTACTTTATGACATTATTAGAAGAACAATGTAAAAATAGTGAGTTATAGGTTGTTCCTATCATCAAGCGTAATGCTTGGTGATAGTGTAGAGTTTATAACTCTAAAATAAAAAATAATTATGTGAGGTGTGAGATTATGAACATGACACAAACAATATGTGAAGTGAAAGGAATACTAAGAAAGGAAGATATAATGTTCCGTTACGTAAATAATTTACCAGCTAATGATAGCTACCAAATTATTTTAGAAACTGGCGTTACACAAAATATCTTAATACACAAGGTAGATAATGAAATAGAATTATTATTAACTATGACATTTGGCAATGTAATATTAGCAAGACGTGTAACAGACATAGAAAATTGGCGTAACGTAATGAAAGAATTATACAGTTTTATACATCAAGTATGGGACACTGATGACTACCAAAGAATTGAGGTGTTATAAATGACTTTCGCTTCAATAGTAATACTGGCTGTTATATATTGTTTCCTTGATAGTGACAAGGAAACGGAAGTGGTAAGACGTAAAGATAAACCACTTGATACAACAACTTGGGAAATAAAACGTAATAAATAATAAAAAGGAGGGCGTTACAGAGATGTGACGCTCTTTTTAAAAGAAAAGGGGTAATGAAATGTTAGTATTAAATAATATAATGAGCATGGAAAATAAAAGAAAATTTGATGTGTTAGGTTTTACTCAAAAGAAAATAAATATGGTATTCGCAGTAAAAATAAGAGAAGTTGGATTTAGAAAATTTGTAACAGACGGAGAAGCTAAAGAAATTGGACGTAATGAAGAATGGATTTTCGTACATGTAAAGAAAGGAACTTTCGTAAGAATATTAGAAAAAGGGAAGGAAGGAGAAAAGAAAAAAATAACTTATATAGTGACACCAAAAGTCAATCCTTCTACTGTAAAAATGTATGTACAAACTTTAGCCGAATTTTAAATAGTGTGTGGGTGTATTCAGTTAGGGAACGGGCAATATGCCCGTTTTTTTGTGCCTATAATATGACAAGGTATGACAGGGAGGATATAAGCCAGGATATGGGAGGTTATAAAAAGAAAATAATAAAAGCCTTATATAAAGCCTTCTATATAACCTGTTATATACGCCCTTGTATATAGTGTTTATATAATGCAATATATGTAATGTAATATATACAGTGCTTTATATTACATATGTATATAGTATATATAATGTAATATTATGTATTATTATATGTACAATATATAGAATGTAATATTATGTAATATAATAATATGTTATGTATGTATAAAATATAATTATGTAATAATATGTAATGTAATAAATAATAATTTATATTATTGTATACATAATAATGTTTATGTATGTAATGATTTTATTTTTATTATTATATTATGTATGCAATGATACAATAACATATACCATGTACGCCCTGTACAATATAAAACGTAATGTATTATTGTATACGAAATACCCTTCATAATATACCCCCCGTATTAACCACCCCACCCTCATTTTTCTCCATATTACAATTTTTGTGTGACGCTAGTCACGGAACTTGGGACAAAATTCTAAGGTTATGTGGATTATTACATTACATGAACTTGGAGCAACTTTTACAGGTAATGTGGAGTGTTACATTAAATGCTAATGTGACAGGAGAGGTGTAACACTAAAAATAAGGTTGGCGTTTTGAACAATTCCTCGGATATGTGGCATCTAAATAACGTTAAAGCGTTATGTCATGTAATATGAATTTAATGTGAAGAAAATAAGTGAAAATCGAACGCAATGTGAATTTAATGTGAATTTTATCGAACGGAAGTTAAAGGTTTCTTCATCTGCTTGACAAGAAACTGGAGTTCACATAAAATATTATTAACATGATAATGTTAAGAATGTTTTATAAAGGTTTTGTAGTCTTCAACGAAAGTAATTGAGTTGAAGGTGAGTAACCTCATTGAAAATGACGGTTACGAAGTTAAGTATAACTAGGTAATTCCTTAAAAGTTTATATAAAGAATTGTATGTTTTAGTCCAAACGGGTAACGTAACATGGAGATTGGTAACCTCTTGTAACGTTACTCGTTTTTTGTTACAATTAAATAAATAGTTCAGATAACGAGAGGGAGTTGATAAAATGTTACTATTTAACAGAATAAAAGAAGACATAAAAAGAGGTTACGAATACTACCAATATGGAGATAGTAAGTATAAAGGTTATAATGTATTTACTTCTTTAGAGGAAGATAGTGTAGTATACTTTGTTACTACTGAAACACAACAGGTTACTGTTCTGATACCACGTGAATACTTTATGCATATGACATATAGGAACTTGATTAATATTGTTATGGCACATATTTATTTTAATATGGTAGATAAATTGGAGGATTAAAACATGAGTAAAAATATAAACTTGAGTGGAGTTAGTAATATTGTAAATAGTACAAAAGATTTAGAGTGGTTTATGACACAATTTATACGTAAGTATGAAGAAATGGCAGAATTATATGACGCAGATGTAGTAGACAATGAATTGGAAGAACTTAAAATAAATTTAAGCGTAACAGAGGAAGCATTAAAATTTAATGAAGACAAGTTAGAAGAATTAGAAGGTAAATATAATACGTTACGTGATATGTACTTGGAGTTATATGTAATGTATATCCAAGCTAAGAATAAGGGCAAAATAGATAAGAGCATGAAAACTAAGCACAGAGAGTTTAGGAAAAAGATGACAGACGATAAAGTTTATGACGAAATGGAATTACCATTTTAAGGGGGGTTATGTAATGAATTATGATAGAGAAGTATGGGAAGGCTGGACTGTAAGAGATTTTATAGATGTACTAGAACCACAAGTTATTATGATAATGGGTGGCAATAGTTGGGTAGAACCATTTAAAAATAAAAAAGAGTTAGCGAAATGGTGTAGAGAAAACCAACCTTATTATAAGAGTGAAATAAGAGAGGTAACATCATATTTTGCTAAGAAATATTTATAGGAGGTTTATGTAATGAAGGTTAATGATTTAGTGTTATATCTAGGTGATTTATTCAGAGTAGAACAAGTAAGAGTTCCAAGTGAAGTGTTAGAGGGTGAACTTTGTAACATACAGAAGTTAAATTTTGGTGATGACAAGATGTATAGTTTAGTTGTACCTGTGGCAGATGTACAAACAAGGGGAAGAATAAATTGTTTTAAAGACTTTAAATATAATATAAAGGATAGAATTTTTATAAAGTGGATAGATGTTCCCTTTGTCATAGTGAATAGATACAAGCAATTAAGACGCAATAAAATAGAGGATTGTTATGAAATAATGGGTCTAAATAAAAGACGTATTATGATAACAGTAACCGAAGAAGACATTGTAAGGAGAATAGACGAATGTATAAGATAGGACAATTAGTAATTTATCAAGGAAGAACATATAAAATAGTAGGAAAGCATGGTGACCTTTACTATGACCTTGCAAATAGCAAAGGGGAAATAATATTAACATGTGTGCATGAGTACAAGTTAGTAGACAGTAAGACTAGGAGGTAATAAAATGAATGACATAACGAATTGGAATAGCAATTTACCTGGAGGTTTTGATAGACTGAATATGTATTTAGATACATATAAAGGAAATAAATATGACATTCCAATATTAGATAAAGAGGATTATATACCTAAAGATTTAGTGAGTTACAAAGAGGTAACACACCCAAGTAAAGCGTCAATGGAGAAGTGTATTCACTTCTTCCTTGATGACTACCATTTTGAGGGTGTGTGGAATAGTCCTGTTAAAACATTAGCTAGAATACAGAAAATTGGCAAGAGTTTAACTCCCGACTTTAGTATTTATGTGGATATGCCTAAAGCATTACAGATATTTAATGTGTATCGTAATCGCTGGTTAGGTAAGTTTTGGCAAGATAATGGTGTAATAGTAATACCTACTGTGTCCTGGGGAGATAGAAGTACTTTTGACTTCTGTTTTGAAGGTGTACAGAAAGGTAATACAGTAGCAATATCAACTGTAGGTGTAACAAAGAAAAGCTATGACATATTTGAAGAAGGTTTTATTGAAATGTGTAATAGATTAAAACCAAGTACTGTTTTAATACAGGGAGAGAAAAATATAATGGATTTTGAGAATTATTGTGACGTAATGTATTATGACACCTATTGGAAGAAAACCCGTAATAAATTGGAGGTGAATTGATATGGGTGGCAGAGGTCAGTACATGAATGGTAAGTACAGAGAAATAAGAAGACAACGTATTAAGACAAATAATAGGAACAATAGAAATGCTAACTATTACATGAGTAAGAAGGATGCCCAACGTAATTTTACTTTAAGTGAAATGGCTATAATAGATGAAGTGGTTAGTGAACTAAAGAAGCATGATTTAGCTGTAGATGCTGGTTTTGGTAAAAGAGTAAGAATTAAATTCTATAATGACCCTAAAAATAAACGTAGTTATAAAGTAGGTCAAGATAAAATAGGTAGAGTGCTTTATTTAAATAGAAGTAATATGCATAATAGGAAAGAATTTAACAGATATTTACGTGGGGGTAAAGACTGGTATGCTAAAAATGGTAAATCATATGAAAAAGCAGTTAAGCAGAATACCCCGTTTTATGACATGGATAAAGAATACCTTAGTAAAATGGTAGAAGCCTTAGTTAGAACAAAGAAAAAGAAAGCGTAAGGAGGAACGTAATGCGTAGTCAAAATAGTAAAGTAACGTGGTTTGATAAAGTAGTAAAGACTGTGACAAGGATAAGTGTCTTCCTTATTATATTAACAATAGTATTGTTTATTCCTTATGGTTTAGTGGTAGCAATTTACCACTTGATAAAGTGTAATTATATTGTTACATTTATATACATAGCAGTAATAATTTTACTGTTACACATTCAATCAAAGGTGGTGGGGTAAATGCAAAGTATAATTGATACTATTTTAAATAGTGATAAGGAAGAACTTGCAACAGAACTTAAAAAGCTAAATGCTGGAATGTTAAATTCCTTTATATTACACATGAAAATGTGCATGAAGGGTTTAATAGAATATAAAAACCAACTTTTAAATAGTGATAAAAGTAAGGAAGAATTAGAGGACACTCTTAAAAAGACATACAGAACGTTACAGAAATATGAGGACGTAATTTTAGTGGCACAAGAGGTTCAAAAGTCCTACAGGACTACTTCAAAGTAGTTTGACAGTGTAACAGCGTAATGTTACTATTAAAGTACATCAACAAGTTAACACAGAAAAATAAAAATAAATAAAATTATAAGGAGGTTCATAAAATGAACAAAGATGTAAGAAAGGCTTTAGAATTAATAGTAAGTGAGTTATCAAATGGGGAATTAGTTTTAACTGATGCAGTTAAGGAAGCAAAAGACGAAGTTGCAGAAAAAAGAGCATCTAAAAAAGGTAAAAAAGTAGAACCTAAAGAAGAAGTTAAGGAAGATGACACAGTTGAAACTGCTGAATACTCTATGGAAGAATTAAAAGCTATGACACAAGCTGAATTAAAAGCGTTAGCTAAAGAGTTAGGTGTTTCAGTTAGAGGTAGCAAATCTGCAATACTTGGTAGAATACTTGAAAAATTAGAAGTTGACGAAGACGAGGAAGAAGCAGAAGAACCTGTTACAGAAGAAGAAACAGCAGAAGAAGTGGAAAATGATGACCCTGTACAAGAAGCGTTAGAAGAACTTGAATTAGAGGATTTAGCTGATTTATGCGAACAAGCTGAATTATCTACTAAAGGTAAAAAACAAGCACTAATTGCTAGACTTATGACAGCACATAACGCTGGTGAAATAGATTTAACAGATTTCTTTGAGGAAGAAGACATAACAGATGAAGTTGACGAAGAAATTGAGGAAGATGCAGTTGATGAAATACAACTTGAAGAAATATTGGAAGCGCAAGATTTAAAAACTATAAAAGCTATAGCTAAAAAGTTAAAAATCAAAGTGGCTTTAAAAGATAAAAAACCAGCTATAATAGAAAAAATAGGTAATTATAACGCAGATGATGTAATGGAAGTACTTAATGAAATGGGTCTTGTTGAACCTTCTGATGACGAAGAAGAAGCGTCAGAAGGTGTAGAAATGCCTAAATTCAAAGGTAGCAATAAAAGAATAAAAGCGTGTGAAGCTTGTTGGAAAGAAACAATGTCAGATTTAGAAAATGGTGACATAGATGAAGACGATATTAGAGAGTTCTTTGAAGACAGATTTAGTGGCAATAAATCAGAACTTAAAAAGATAGCTAAAAGAGATTGGGAAGATTTAGCAATAGAATTTGCAGAAATAATAGCTAACATGTTTGATGATGACGGAGATGACGTTGAAATGCAAGAACCATACATGGTAGATGAAACTCCTTATTGCTGTGGTGTACCAATGAAAAAAGTTGATGATACTCACTTTATTTGTGAAATAGACGGAGAAGAAGTTGAGTTAGAAGACGAAGAATAATAGGAAATAATATCATAAATCACACACACATCTTACAGAGGACTAGATAACCTAGTCCTCTACTTTTACCAAAAGGAGGAATATAAAATGTTATATGCGAGATTACCCATTTATTTAGACCTTGAAGGTAAACATAAACATAACATAAGTACAGAAACATATACACATTACACAGATGTAAGGCTTTATCCCGAGGACGAAGCACAAGACCATGACAATACTTTGGAAGCTAAAGTCATGTTCATTATACGTGACCAACTTGGTAACATTTATAAACCTAAAGAAACAACTCCAATATTTGAATTAAACTTAGGTAACAGTCTAAATAATGATAAGAGTTTTAAAAATAGCTACCTAAACATCATAGGTAACATAATGATGTTTATTACAGCTAAAGGACTATTTGTAGATATTTTAGAAACAATGCCAACACCATTAGGGGTGATGCAGATAAATAATAAGTTAGTTTATACTTTTGAGTTATACATGAGTGGTAACAATATCCCATATTTAAAAGATAGACTTAATATGGAAACTGTTACATCACGTAAACAACTTGAAATTATATTTAAGGAAGAAGAACTATTCTTCAAGCCTGTAATATTTTTAGATGAATTAGAGAAAGGGGAAAAATAAAAGATGAAATGGTTAGATGACGATTATATAATGGATACATGGAACAAGAAATATCGTAACGTTGTTCAAGTGGACGAAAACACAGTTAATAGCGAAACTTTACAACAATGGTTTAACAGAGTATGCAATGGTGATGAAAAACTTATAAAACGCATGGAAGATATGAAATTTCTATTTGGGGGAAGAATACTAGCAAATAGAGGGTTAGTAACAAAAGACCATAAAGTTACATTAAGTAACTGTTACGTATTACCACCTGTTGAGGATAATATCCATAGCATAATGAAAACAGCCGAAGAATTAGCAGTTATTTTTAGTAGAGGTGGAGGTGTTGGTATAGACATTTCTAAACTAAGATATAAAGGTGCGCCTGTAAGAAATAGTGCTGAAACAACAACAGGTGCTTGTAGCTTTATGCAACTGTATGATGTTGTTACATCAATAATTGGGCAAAAAGGTAGACGTGGTGCATTAATAATAACAATGGATTGTGACCACCCCGACATACATGATTTTATAGACATAAAAAAGGATTTAAACATGATAAATAATGCCAACATAAGTGTAAAGGTATCAGATAGATTTATGCATTACGCAGTAGAAAAACCTGGGAAAAGTTATTCCGTACGCTGTAAAATCACAGATGAAATAACAGGAGCTGTATGGCATGAACATGTAATAGATGTAACACCTAGCGAAATATTACAACACATAGCAGAGAACAACTGGAGAATGGCAGAACCTGGAATAATATTTAAAGACGCAATAGAGGATTATAACTTTATAGAGAAAAATCCTTGCATAAATATAACAGGTGTTAACCCTTGTGGAGAACTCCCACTACCTAACTATGGTAGTTGTAATTTAGGAAACATAAATTTGAGTGCTTATGTTAAAAATCCATTTACAGCTAATGCAGAATTTGATTTTGTGGCATTAACACAAGACGTACCTATATATGTGAAAGCCTTAAATGACGTTTTACTTGAAGGTAAAGATTATCACCCTATACAGGAACAACGTGACGCTATAACAAGATATAGACAAATAGGACTTGGTGTTACAGGATTAGCCGACATGCTAATAAAAATGCGAGTATTATATGGAAGTGAAGAAGCTTGTAAGTTAATAGCTAAGGTGTATAGTTGTATCATAAATCAAGCTGTAATATCAAGTGTGGATTATGCAGTATTAAATAGTTATGCAAGTTATGAAGGGTTTGATGTAGACGATTTTTGTAATTGTGAATTTGCTAAAAATACCCTAACTAGAGAAACAAAAGAGTACGTAAAACGTCATGGCGTTGTATTTAACAGTCAATTCCTTACAATACCACCTACAGGAAGCGTTTCAATAGTGTTAGGTAACTGTTCTAGTGGTGTTGAACCTAATTTTGATTGGCAATATAATAGAAAAATTGAATCAATATATGATGAACCAAGAAAAGTACTTGTAACAGCTGGAATAATAAAAGAATATGCAGAGTATTTAGGTATGTCTGTAGATAAAGTGTTAGAGGTAGGATTACCCGATTACTTTGTAACAGCAACAGAAGGTGTTACATATAGAGGTAGAGTTAATATACAAAGTGCTTGTCAAGATTACATTGACGGGGCAATAAGTGGAACAGTAAATTTACCTAATGATGCAACAGTAGAACAAATAGTCAACCTTTATAAAGAAGCATGGTTACAAGGCTTAAAAGGTATAACAGTTTATAGAGTTGGAAGTGAACGTGAGGGTATACTTACTAAAATTGAAAAAACACCAGTAGTATTGGACGAAAATAATACAGCACCTGTTATATTAAAACGTGGGGATAAAAAGGCTATAGCACCCGACACTATTTATTATAAAGAAGAAGTAAAAATAGGCTGTGGTGAATTAAATCTATTTATAGGATATTCTCCAAGTGAAAAAGCGTTACAAGACTTTTGGGTGAAACGTAAAGGTAATGGAGGTTGTGAACGTAACATTGAAAGTACAGTTATTTCAATGTCATTGTTACAACGTGTCGGAGGAAGTTTTGAAATGCTAGAAGAATCTTTTAAAGGCATAGGAAGTTGTAACAGTTTTGTACATGCAAGAAGTAAAGGGGCAAAATTAAGTAAAGGTTCAAATTGTGGTCAAGCAATATTTAACACTATTTATGACTTTGTAAAACGTATGCAAAAACAAGATATTGAAATAGAGGAAAATAAATATGTATTAAAACATGCGTTTGCAGAAGGTGACCCAAGTTTACCTACTGTATTTGTCGGTAATCCTTGCCCTGTTTGTGGTAAACCATTACACAGACAAGGTGGCTGTTACACTTGTGATGAATGTGGATATTCAAAATGTGATTAATAAAAAAGGGGGTAATATAAATGTATGAAATACTAAAAACTTTGGATAAACCTATAATGAGTAAGTTAATGATATTAAAATTAGGGGGTAAAGTGATATGGTAGAAGTATTATATTGGAATAAAGAAGCTGTAATAAATGCATTAGCAGAGAGTTTAGTAATGGGTGGCTTACCTAAACACGCAGGAGTACCTAAAGCAGAAGACCTTGCTATTGAAATAGCTAACTTGGCAGATGACTTAAACTTTTTATGGGGTATTAGAGAAGAATTAGAATATGATGCACATAAAAAGGCACTATATAACAAATATACAAGTAATATGTTTTTAAACACAGACATAAATACTTATATAAAACGTGGTGTTACACTTGGTAATGTAAAAGCAGGTAGTGGTCATAACTGTATGTTCAAAGGTGTTCAATTTAACATGATTATAAACATGCCATTATATTGGTTAAAAGAATATCAACGTTACCACTTTACGGACATAATTTCATCACAAAGTACAATGCATTGTGTAACACAAATGGATATAGAAAAACATTGTAGTGATAGAGTAGAACCTGTCATAATAGACATGATTAATAAAGGTGTAGAGTATTTCAATAGTCTACCAAAGGAAGCAGTAAAAGAGAGAAAAGAAGCGTTTAACTATATAGTGGCAAACCTTCCTAGTGACTTCCATTTAGCAATGGGTATTACAATGAACTACTTACAAGCATTAAGTATGGTGAAACAAAGAGAACATCATAAACTAGATGACTGGAGTGAGGACTTTGTACCATTCTTAAAAGAATTACCATTTTTTAAATTATTCATGTTAGGAGAGTGGAATTAATGCCAAAATTTGATATTGTAACAAGATGTAAAGAGGATGCAGACTTACTAATGCCATGTAAATCTACAATGGGTAGTGTTGGTTATGACCTAAAATGTGCAGAGGATATAATAGTACCTTCCACATTGAAACACTTTTTAAAAGAAGCACATTTAACTGGGGGTGTAACAAGTGAAATACCTCAATTAGTGGACTTAGAAAAATTATTAGTACAAATGGAAAATTCATATGGTCAAAGAATAAGACCCACTTTAGTACCTACAGGTTTAAAAATATATTGTGAACCTAACGAATATTTTGCTGTAAAGAGTAGAAGTTCTTACCCTTTAAAATATATGTTATTGGTAGCTAACAGTGAAGGTGTTGTAGATAGTGATTATGCAGACAACCCAACAAATGAGGGCGAAATATTTGTACAGGTATTAAATTTAGCACCTTTTGACGTGTGTATTCCTAAAGGAACAAAGATTGCACAAGGTATGTTTATTGCTACTGTTCCAGCAGAAAATGGTGTAGTTAAAAATGCTTCAAGACAAGGTGGTCATGGCTCTACAGGAAATTAAACTTACTTGCCACTTATCGAGTAACATGCTACTATTTAACTATAAAATGATTACGAAAGTTTAAAACTTGGAAGTAGAAGAACACACTAAGTATGGGTCACTAATAAAGTCAACAACAGGGTAACATGTAAGAGTGTTACCCTTATTTTTATATAAAGGGGGAAATAGAAATGTTAGTAATTTTGTTAACAGGTGTTAGTGGTTGTGGTAAAGATACCATAGCAAAAGAATTATTTACTTTATATGCAAAGGAAGGTAAAAAGGCACAAATAGTGCATAATGCCGACCCAGCAAAAGAAATGATGAAAAAGTATTTTGGAATAGACAATTATAAAAATGACTTAGGTAAACAACTTATAATGGGGTTAACAGATTTAATTTACACAGAGGCAAACTATTATTATTTTGAGAAAAAATCAATGCAAAAAGTGGAGCATGACACAGAAGTTTTAATTATACCCGATTGGCGTTACATGAATACTTTCCAATGGTGGCAAAGTTATGGAATGTGTAATGTTGTTTCAGTATTAATAAAACGTGGTATAGAATTTTTACCTAAGTATTATGGTTTAGAGGTAGCAGAAAAAGAAGGTAAACTACTAAAAGAGTTATGCCCCGATTATACAGTAAATAATATAAATGCTAAGGCAACAGCACAACACATAAAAGACTTATTTAGTAATTTGGAGGATTAGAGTTATGGATGAATTACTAAGAATATATCACTCAGCCGAAAATATCAGTGTTAGGGAAGCTAATAAAATAAAGAAGGATATAATTGCTTACATTAATGAGGAATATCCACATCATTATGAAGCGTATAAAGAAAAGGATTATACAGAAGACCTATTACAAGACAGGATTCGTTTTATAGAGAATATGTCGGCAAAAGAACCTCTAAATGAGGAAATGTTACAAGATTTAGCAGACATGACACAAGAAGGTACAGCGTGTTATGAAGAAAAATTAGACGGGATAAGATGTGATTTACAAATAGATAGCTGTTACGTTAGGTTATTTAGTAGAAGAATATCTAAGAAAACAAACTGGTATTCAGAGAATACCCATAACTTCCCCGTTATAACAAACCACGTATTACCTAAAGAATTAAATGGTACAGTATTAGACGGAGAATTGACAGCAATTAATTTTAAGGAGATTTCTTCATTATGTAATTGTAAATGGGACGAAGCAATATTTAGACAGCTTCTTTTAAAAGAAGAATATGGGTATGAAGTTGTGCAATATAACGCCTTCGACATTTTGTATTACAGAGGAATTAATGTAATGCAGTTACCATTACGCAGACGTAAGGAACTGTTACACACAGCAATTCATGATTTACACGAAGCTGGTTTATACAATGTAATAGAGCATGAATGTAATACAGGAAACATAAGTGTATTAATTGGACGTGAAGATAAAGAGCGTGTTAAGGAAAATCCTATGATGTATCCATATTTATATGAAAAGGTGCTTAATACAGACCCTAAATTATTCGGGTTTGAATTGAACGCTTTAGAATATTTTGATTACATTGTGTTATTCGGAGGTGAAGGTATAATGCTAAAACCTCTTGATGCAAAATACTACATGAAACGTGGTAGAGAATTTACTAAAGTGAAGAAATTTGATACATGGGACGTAATAATCATAGGATTTACTGAACCTACAAAATATTACGAAGGTAAAGGATTATTAGACCCCGATTATGAGTGGGAATACTTTTGTGACGCAGAAGATGACAGTGTAACACATAAAAAAATGACAATGGAAGAAGCTCATTCACAAGGTTTATTACCTGTAACAAAAGCATATGCACAAGGTTGGATAGGTACTGTACGTTATGGTGTTGTTATGACACATGACGAATTTGAAAAATGGAAAAAAGTAAATCCTAAAGAAGAGCGTTTAGTTATAAAATTAAAGGATGACAAAGTAATATTAGAAATGGGTGAATGTGGAGGTATGACAGATGAAATAAGACAGGAATTAACAGATAAACAAATATCTTTAATAAACACTGTCATGGAAGTAGGAGCAAATGAACAGATGAAGAAAACAGGAAGTTTAAGACACCCTAGATTTTTACGTTTGAGAAACGATAAAGAATGGGAGGATTGTACATGGATAGACCACTTACATTAAGACAGAAACTTGCATTACAAAGAGGAGAACCTACAAATAAAGAGTTGGGTATCTCTATATTGGATAAAGAAGTTCATTATGACATTAGCCTTTTAGAGGTAACAAAATTAGAATATTCACCTTTAGCTTTTGGCATATATCCTTTAGATGTATTACCTAGTGTCAAAGGACAGCCACAAATACAAGTTTTAAAGAGATTACTAGGCTGTAGATTATCAAGAGATTTTGTATTAGAAGAAAATCCTAAAATGCAAGGAAAAGAATTGTTTAAAATACATTTTAATGAAGGAACAATACTTGTGTACAATGAAGACGGGAGAGTAACACATGAAAAAGAAGAAGAAAATTAAGAGAATAAGTAAACAGCCAATATGGTTATGTGCCTATTTTCCTAATGGCGATGACTCCAAGTTATATTTAAAGGCTTTTTCAAGTGAAGCAAAAGCATTGTTTTATGTTAACTTCCTATGTACACAGAGGTATTCAATAGTTAAAGCATATGTAGATGAAGGAATAACACAATTATATAAGGCGTTTGATTTAGATATTGACGAATTACAAACATTGGCATCACAAAAGGAGAACACAAGACTAAATTAAATGATATAATGAGGGTATAGAGTATTACACTTTATACCCCTTTTTATGGTATAGAGTAGAAAGGAGAAAAACATTGTTACAACGTAGAGGAATACATAGAAAATTAAATGTAAAATTACGTATACACGTTAAACTACAGGAAATAAAACATGTCATAACTTGTTACGCAGAAAATGGGAATAAAGTGACGACATCATATTTAGTTAAATTGGTGTATAAATTTTGTGAAATGTATTCGGAGATTCATTATTATCCTTATCAAGAACAGTTTGCCAAGAGGATAATACGTTCCCTTTTAACAAATGACGGAGATGAAATATCAGCTTTATTCTCCCGTCAAACAGGTAAATCCGAAACAGTTGCAACAACAGTTGGAGGTTGTATGATAATCTTACCTACACTGGCAAATATGCCAATGTTCGCAGATGATAAGAGATTGAGCATGTTTAGAAAAGGATTATATGTAGGAATATTTGCTCCTTCATTACGTCAAGCACAGACAACGTTTAATAGGATGAAAACTAGATTAACATGTACTAATTCCCAAGCTGTATTAAATGAATTTGGATTAGAATTTAGTACTTCAAATGGTCAAACTGTTGCCTTAACAAATGGTAGTTTTGCTACAAGTGTTTCAGCATCAGATAGGTCAAATATAGAAGGGGATTCTTATATGTTAATTATATGTGAGGAATGTCAAGATATTTCATCATTTAAGATTAGAAAATCTATACACCCTATGGGAGCATCTTATAATGCAAGTATAATTAAGATAGGAACAGCCACTACATTTAAAGGTGATTTTTACGATGTTATAGAACGTAATAAAAAAGCATATAAAGAAGGTAAAATTAAAATACGTAACCACTTTGAATATGATTATAAAATTTGCCAAAAATACAACGAAAAATATCGTAAGTATGTGGAAAAAGAAAAACACAGACTTGGAGAACATAGTGACGAATTTAGAATGTCATATGGTCTTGAGTGGATACTAGAACGTGGTATGTTTATTGATGTATTACAATTAGAAAATTTATGTGGTTTAAAAGATGCAAGACGTGTTAAAAAAGATTTAACTAAAGAGCATATAGTAGGTATAGATATAGCTAAAAAAGATGACAGCACTGTCATAACAGTTATTGAGGTAGACTGGGATAATCCTGTAATAATTGAAACACAAAAAACGAAAAGTAATGAGAGCATCCAATATACAGTGTACAAAACACATATAAAGGATTGGTATGAATTAAATGGCGATAATTATGACAAGCAATACTACGAGATACTAAATTATTTAAAAAACTTTAGGGTTAAAAAAATAATGATTGATGCAACAAAAGAGGAAGGTATGTGTGACAGATTACAAGTAAACTTGCCTGGAATAGAAGTTGTAGCCTGTATATTTTCATCTCAATTTAAGGATAGAATGTATAAGACACTAGACAGTAGTATTAAATGTGGACGTTCCACTTACCCATGTGACGAAGAAACACAGGCAACAAGAGAATACCAAAAATTTATAGAACAAATGGGAGAATTAGAAAAAGACTTTAGAGGTCAACTTATGGTATGTCATCACCCCGATAGACGTGGTGCGCATGATGATTATTGTGACAGTTGGGCATTAGCAGTTTTAGGTGCGCATGATAAATGTCAAGAAATAAAAGTGCAAGGTTACCAAGAAAATAAAATATTTAGTAGCCATAGTAAGGGACTGTATACTAGAATAAATAAGTATACAGCACGTAGAAGAAGATAGGAGGTAGTGTAATGAACTATAATTACGAGTATAACAAAGGTTTACGTATTGATGAACTTAATAGTTATAAGGCAGTACTAAGTGAACACTTAACAAGTACCGATAGGGAACTTTTAGATGAATACATTGAAAAATGGAATTTTTATGAAGGTTATCACTGGGAAAATATAGAGTTACAAGATAAACCCCAAGTAACAAAGAATTACTGTAGGGCGTTTGTAAATAAGTTTGTAGCCTTTGAATTTGGTAAAGAAGTTACGTTCCAAGTACCTACAGAGGAAGATAATGATGAAAGTACCCCAGCACCTGTGACAGATTTTTTAAATGAAATATGGGATACCCATAACAAGAAAATGGAATTGTTAACTGATTTAGGTCAAACAAAAGCCGTAACAGGTATAGGTTGGCTACAAGTGAAATATGAAAAACCCGATGATTTAAATGACCCTTTTGATGAATACCCTAAAGGGCGTATACGTTTAATAAATATGTCGCCTTTAACTGTATTTCCCGAATATGACCCACATGACCAAGAAAAATTGGTGAAATTAACTGTAATGTACCCTGTGGAAACACAAGTACCAACATTATTTTCCATACGTAACAAAATGAAAACTAAGGTGTATAAAATGGTTTGGACTAATGACGAATTTCTTGTAACACTTGGAGGTGAAATACAAGAAAAAGGAGCAAACCCATACGGCTTTATACCTTTTGTTCCATTTATAAATTACCCTATTGCAAATAAAACAATAGGAGCAAGTGACATAGATGACATAATCCCTTTAAATGTGGAACTTAATCAAAAGAACTCTGACATATCGGAGATAATAGATTATCATTCTGCACCTATTACAGTTGTATATGGAGCAGACATTGGGACATTAGAACGTGGGGCAAATAAAATGTGGGGAGGATTACCTACAGATGCACGTATAGAAAACTTAACAATGAATACGGATTTAAATGCAAGTACAGCATATATTGCAGAGGTGAAAAAGGCAATACATGAAGTAGGATGTATTCCCGAAAATGCTTTAGGTGACATAGGAGCAATAAGTAATACTTCGGGTGTTGCATTACAAATAATGAACAGTCCATTATTGGAAAGAACTAATGTAAAACGTATGTATAGTACAGCTGGGTTACAAAGAGTAAATAAGATGATTATATTTATGGGAATATTTCATGGTTTATTCCAAAAACCAGCAGTAGATACTAAAGATTTATATAATACAGAGGTTGTATGGAAAGACCCATTACCAAAGGACACTTTAATAGAAATGCAACAATTACAACAAGAAATGAATATGGGTATTGAATCAAGACAAGGTGCTATGCAACGTTTAGGTAAAGATAGTAAAAAAGTACTTGAAAATATGGCAGAAGACTATGAAAAACATCCCGAATTTTATGGTCAACCTAAAAAAGAAGAAATTACACTTAATAGTGGCATGACAAATGGTGAAACACCCAAAGAAATAAAACGTAAAGAAATGACAGGAGAGAATAAGAAAACACCCGTAACAGAGGGCAAAATGTAGCTATTACATATTACAAGCAATTTTATGGTGCATTTTGTGTTACGTTATGTTACAATTACATTAAAAATATAAAAGTATTATCAAGGAGGAAAGATATAACATGAAAAACAAATATGGTATTAACGCAAGATTTATAGAAGGAATTAAAAAGGCATTGATAAGAAATGTATTGGCAGAAGAACCAGCATCACCAACTCAACCAGTTGTAAATTATGAGGAACTTATTGCAAAAGCAAGACGTGAAGAAAAAGATAAACTTTACGGACAAATTGAAGCAGAAAGAAACAAGGCAACAGCTATTACAGAACAACATAATGACTTGTTATTAAAACACGCTCAATTACAAAATGAAAACAAGGCACTTAAAGATGAACTTAAAGAATTAAAAGAAACAGACGGCAAGAGTGAAAGTAAAACAGTCACTAAGTTAAAAGAAGAAAAAGCAAAACTGGAACAGGAGTTAGAAAACTTAAAAGGGTCAATAGTAGATGAACCTACTTTAAGACAACAAATAGAAAATGAGGTAAAAGCACAATACGAAGTCGAATTGTATAAGGTAGAAAAAATGTCATCTGACGAGTTTAAGGGACAAATAATACCCGAACTTGTAACAGGTACAACTAAAGAGGAAGTTGACGACTCTATACAAAAATCTAAAGCAAGATTTTTAGAGTTGTTAGGGTCTAAACCACAACAACCACAACAACAACCTCAAGGTGGTGTGACAATACAACAACAAATACCAACACCACCAGCAGGAAACCCTAACATGGGTGAGTTCGTTCAATCTACTCTAAGTGAACAGGACATTTACAACATGACACCACAACAATGGGCAGAGTATCGTGTTAAATTAGGATTAAAATAATAGGAGGAATTGTAAATGTTACAAAAATCTAAAAGAGGAATATTATCAAGACTATTAACTAAAGTACATGCAGAAGGTGTACTTAACACAGTTGTGTCACAAGGGACACAATCTACTGAACCAAATTATGTTCCTGGAACAAATAAATTGGAACATGCAATAAGAGCAGTTTATTCTAAAGAAATAGAATTTAAGGCTATGCCTAACATGAGATTTTTCCAATTTGCTACAATGAAAACTGAATTAAATGTTGAACCAGGTTTAACAATATCTATGTTAACTTATGACAACATAGCAAGAGGTGGAAAATTAACAGAAGGTGTTAGAATGGAAGGTAAGGCTATGAGTTCTAGCATGAAAGAAATAAGAGTAACTGAATATGGTAACTCTATAACTGTTTCTGAATTAAATATAAGAAGTAACTTTGATGACGTAATGGCATCTGCAACTACTTTATTAGGTAGAGATTACGCTATCGTTATGGACTGTATGTTAAGGGACGTTGCACTTTCTAATGCCCAAACTGTTTATGCTGATAAAGCTGACGGAACTAAAGTAACAGCTAGAAAAGATTTAGACGAAACATGTAAATTTAAGGTTTCTACAGTTAAAGACTGCTTAGAAATATTAGCTACAAATAATGCACCTAAATATAATGGTGCTGACTGGATATGCTTTGTTCACCCTCATCAATCAAGGGATTTAAGAGATGACCCAGCATGGATAAATGCATCTAACTATGGCGCTCCTAATCTATTATTCTTAGGAGAAATAGGTAAAATAGATGACACTAGATTTATAGAAACAACTATATTAAATAATGGTGCATCAGCAGAAGATGACCCTTCTTATGACGTTACATTACAAAAAGGTAAAGACTCAAAAGGAGAAACAACTGGAGATGTAAATAAAGTACCAGTATATCAATCTGTATTATTTGGTGACAAATACGTTGGATTAGCTATTTCATTACCTGTTAATCTAAGAGATAATGGTGTAATAGATTACGGACGTGAAAGAGGTTTAGCTTGGTACTCTATAATGGGTGCTGGATTATTACACGAAAAACATGGTGTAGTAATAGAAACTGCATAGGAGGTGTTATATATATGGCTATGACACAAAAAGAAAAAGAGAGATTGGCAACTGCATTACTTTATGTAAGACAGAAACCAATGGACGTAGTAGATTTAATAGAGAAATTAGTAGATAAAAAAATAGAAGAATCTAAGACACCAAGTGTCTAGGAGGTGTTATAACGTGGCAAATTTCAAGAAAAAATCTGACAAAGATGTTGTTGAGAATTTAATGGAAGAAGTTAAACAAGAACAACCCGAAATAGTGTTAGATGAAAAAGACGAAATAAAACCGGAAGAAACTATAACAGTTGAAAAACCGGTAGATAATAAACCCACTAAAAAATATACAATAAAGGTGAAACAGTATACTAGAGTATTTATAGGTCAATGGTATACATTTGAACCTAAAAGAGTGTATAGAGTGGATGAAAATGTAAAATCTAAATTACAAAATGCTGGATTACTACTTCCTTTATAGGAGGTGTAACATATGAAAGAATTGTTACAAAGTTTATACTTTGCATTAGGTAGGGAAAATTCCTCTGACCCTATTTGTAAAGCCATTACAGACGAGGAAATTTCACATCTTGTAACAACTATTGCAGAGAGTAATGGAGTAGACTTAGAAGACTTTGATGCGACTAAGGCTTCCTATTTACAAATGCTAGTGTTACGTGACGTGTATTGGAAATTAGCTTTAGCTTCTGCCCCTATGTACGAAATATCAGTTGACGGATTAAAAGTAAGTAAACAAACTAGGTTTGAACATTACTTTGCCATGATACAACAACTTAACAAACAAATCGGAGAATTATTAGAAAGTAATCCAAGTTTAGGATTTGCTTCTGTCAAAGTGGAAACTGCTGTAATACAAAAGGATTATGTCAATGCGAATTTACGCAACCTTGTGAGAAAGGCAAAATCAAGTATTACAGTAGAAAAACAAGATGAAACATATACTTATTTAGAGATAAAATTTAAAGATGCTTATATTACTCGTTTCAAGGTTTATTACAACCCAACCAGTCCTGTTGTGGACGAGTATGAGAGCAACACTTTAAGTAAAGGTTCAATTTTAGTGCGTGACAGTTTGGACGTAACAGATAATAAATTAAAAATTCCTATGCTAACTGGTTACGTTGCTGTTGTAATGATTGCCCCTAATGGCACTAAGAACTTTAAACAAATACAAGTAGGTGAAACTAATGGCACAGTATGATGAAGTAAAATCTTTAACGGCAGATGTACTTGAAATATATTCCGATTGGGGTACTGCAAATATTACATTACAGAAATTTCAAGGGGGAGAATATGATGACTTGTATGATGAAGGTACAGCGTCATATTCTGAACCTTATAAATGTATAGGGCGTTACAAACCAACACCTGTAGAAGAACAACAAACTGGAGTAGGTTTAAAAGAAGACGAACAATTCTATACTGTCTATGTAGTTAAGGACACACTTGATAAGCAAGGTGTCACAAGTATTGAAACTAGAGATATTTTAGAATATAACGGAAATAAATTAGACATTCTAGCTGTTCAGTATTCTGCTGTAATTGGAGATTATGCCTTACAATATAAGATTTACTGTAAAGGTAAGATATTTAAGATTAAGGAGTTGTAACACATGAGTAAAATGACAGGTGATTGGACTAAGTTACAAGCTAAGTTAAATGATATTTCTAAGGGTAAAGTCAAAGACGATATGGAAGAACAACTTCAAGATTCGGCTAATGATTTAAAAGAAGCTATGCAACAATACATAAGAGGGCAAGAGGGTAATTGGCAACCTCTAGCACAGGCAACTATAGACAAAAAACATGATGACACAATTTTAATTGAAACAGGTGAAATGGTAGATAGTATAGAAGTAACACCTCAAGGTGAAGACCAATATATTATATCTGCAACAGGACAACGTAACCAAGAAATACTGAAATACCACGAATATGGAACATCACGTATGGTCGCACGTCCTGTAGTAAGACCTGTATTTGAAAAAGAAAAAGGCAATGTAAAAGCAGAATGTAAGGATGCTTTTATTACATCCTTAAAGAAGTGAGGTGTTACGTATGAATTATGGATTACGTGAAATAGACACATCATTTAAAAATATGCTTAAAGAAATATATGAGGGTTATAAAATAGTTCATTATAACCCCGATGTAGATTGGGTAAAAGAAACTTACCCCTGTGTGGCATTTAAAACAGAACAAAATGCTAACACATCATACAAGGATTATAATAGTTATGACATAGATGACCAATACATTACGGATAAACCCGATTATACTCAAATGTTGTTAACATTGTACGTTTTAGCAAAGAAACAACAAGACATAAATGTAATGATAGAGAAATGGTTAGATGCTCATGGTACACATGCTTCAACTATGAATATAACAGGTAAAGACGGAAATGTGAAAACTGTATTTATGGAGAGAAAAACAGCGTTTGTTACGTCCGATGAAAAATTGGACGGGAAAATATATTATCGTAGAGTGTTACAGTTTACGATAGATGTACCTGTGGAATTACCTTCAAGAGAATACAATAAGGTCGAACGTGTCATAGTAACTAAGAAGGAGGTACGAAATGGCTGATAACAAACAAGTAGTCAGACCAGGTTCTTATTTAAAAAGAGAACGTGACATAGTACAAAAAGCTACAACTGTTACACCTTTAGTATGGGGTGCAATAGGGTCAGAAGATTGCCCTATTGGAGATAGTGTAGTTGAAGTTAAATCCTATAAGGATTTTAAAGACAAATTCTGCATGACAGATGAACAAGCTAAAACATCTAAATTAGCTTTAGCTATAAATCTTTGGTTCTTACTAAATAGTAGTAGCATGTTTGTATATAATGCTAATCCTTATACAACAAAGGCTAAAAAATTAGTAGGAGAAAAAGTTACTTTTGAAGCTAAATATGCTGGGTTATGGGCAAAAGATTTAGCTATACAAATAACTGATGATAGTATTACAGTTAAATACAGCGATGTTACAGAGGTTCTTGAAAAGAAAGTGGCTTCTGTTAATCAATCTAAATTTATACAAGTTACAGGAACTGATGTAACAGACACAGATTTAGCAGAATTAACTAAAGAAGCAGTTACTTTAGAAGTTACAGGTATAACTGCACCTACTGAAGATGAAGCTAAGAAACAAACTAATATGGATACTTACCTAGAAAAACTTATGAGAGAGGACACTATTACAATAGCTACTGAATATGTATATGGAGAACCTAAATTTATTCAAAATAGTGCTAAAAAATTAGAAGAAGAATTAGGTATAAAATTACTTCCAATATCTTCTATAGCATATGTGGATGTGACAAAAGACTTACCTGCATATGACGGATATAGAGGTATGGTATGTACTCCTAATATTACTGTAATGAACCCTATAACTGGAGTGATAGAAGAACAACCACCTACTGTTGCAATACCATCTATATTTGGTAAATTAGTAACTAAATATGGTATACAACAAGCACCAGCTGGTGTTGAAGCTATATTACCAAATGTTACAGGGGTATCCCATGAATACACTGAAAGAGAACAAGGTATATTAAATGCTTCTAATTTCAACTGCATCATACCTAAAAAACGTTATGGTGTAGTGTTATGGGGTAACAGATTAATAAACTCTGACCAAGACAGGGATTATGTTTCTGACTTACTTTTAGATGACTATATAGATAACTGGATAAAAGCCGATACGGAAACATTTGTATTCAAAAATGCAGATGACATAATGTACTCTGAAATTACGGCTAGAATAACAGCATTTTTAAGAGGGTTATGGTCTAATGGAGCTTTAGCTGGTGAAACACCAAACGAAGCATTTGCAGTTAGATGTGACAAGGAATTAAATGCTGGTGCTAAAAAAGGCGAAGTATACGCAGAGGTAGGCTGGGCTAAGAAATATCCAGCAGAATTTATTTACACTACTGTTAAATACATGAGTGTGTAAGGAGGGATGAAACATGTTTAGAGAATTACTAAAACAATACTTGGAAGAACATCAAGTATATGCTATGGCTAGAACATCAGCAGAAGACCCACTTAGAGGTTATAAATTCAGAATATCTATTCCAGGACTTCCTTCCTCTTGTGGATTTAAAAAAATTGGTGGATTGAAAGATGAAATGGGTGTAATAGAATATGACGAAGGTGGATATGACCATACACATAAATTAAAAGGTAAAGCAAAAGGTGGAGAACTTACTTGTGAAAAAGGTATGTTCCCTTCTAAACAAGTAGAGGAAGTGTTTAGAAACTCTTTAGCGTCAGATGATGATAGATGTACTATTGTAGTGGCTTTACTAGATGCAAAAGGAAACGTAGCACGTGACTGGAAACTAGCAGAATGTTGGTGTTCAGCATGGGAAGCTGGGGATTTAGATGCTTCAAGTGAAGATGTATTAGTGGAAACTATTACGATTCAATACGAATATTTCTTAGACTAGGTGTAAGGGTATTTTAGGTCACTTGACAGCTTACAGAGGGTTACGTTAAAATAAAACCATACTGTAAATATAAATATTCTCATTTATTCCTAAAACGCCTAGGTATTTTATATACTTAGGCGTTTTTGTTATAATGTAGGTAAAATAGTAAATAAGGAGGAAATAAAATGTATACAGAAGTAGACAATTTATTAATAGGTATTAAAGATGAAAATGGTGTAACACACACTGAATTTGAGTACAGAGAAATGACAGGGCATGACGAAGAAGCGTTAGCCAAACCAAAAGTAAAAGATAACGGAAGTGTGGCATTACGTACAATTTTAGAGAGATGTATCATAAGAATTGGTGGTATAACTAAAGATAGTGTAAAACCAAATAAATGGAAAGAAATTATACAAGGTATGTATATCAATGACCAAGATTACGCTTTTATGAAAATTAGAGCATTATCAATAGGGGACACTTTAACTGTCACAAATAAATGTCCTAATCCAAGTTGTAAAAAGAAAATAAAAACGGAGTTTGAAATAGACGAATTTGACATAATTCCATATGACGGAATGGAAGAAATAGAGTTTGAATTACCTAAAGGTTACTATGACAAAGAAGGTAATAAACATACTATAGGAACAATGAGAAGACCAGTAGGTTTAGACAGAGAAATATTAGATATTTCAGCAAGAAATAATTTTGGGTTAGCAAATACACTTTTATTAGCTAGATGTATAAAAACATTAGGAGATGTAAAAATACATGACAGCGTAATAAAGGATTTATCTATGAAAGATAGGGACTATTTATTAAAACTTTTAGTCGAACACAGATGTGGATATGACATAGGAGAATTTGATATTGAGTGTCCCGAATGTGGTGAACAATTTACTGTTACACTTAATAACGCAGATTTTTTATAGATGATTTTTACGGGAATGATGCTAAACTTATCGCAGAAAACTATTACGAAGTCCTTAAAATGGATACACACTATATTTCTATGCGTTACCATTGGGATAAGAATACAATATACGATATGACAACACAATCCCGTAGGGAGTACATTGATATATTAACCCAGCATGACCAAGCCGAGCAAGAAGCTATGGAAAAGTTAAATAATAATTATTAGATAGCGAGGTGTAACATATGGGTGAATTATTCGGGTTAGGTATTCTCCTAACCCTTCAAGATAGAGCATCAAGAGGTGTTCAGAACGCTTCAAGCAATTTAGAAGAATTGGAGCGTCAAACTAGAGAAACAATAAATGCTGTTACAGACCTTGAAAGAGCCAACACTGGTTTATCTTCCTCTAACCCTTCCATGACACTTACTGAAATGGCAAGTAGTATGCGACAATATACTTACTATTATGACCAATATGGACGTAGACATAGATACCACTCCAACCAATTTAACCGAGAATTAATGCATATGACAGGAAGTGCCAATGACATGGCACGTTCACTAGAAAGTAGTATTAGACCTTGGGGACAATTTGCAGGTATGACAAGTAGTGGTAGACGTGTTGCAAGTATGATGCAAGGAATAGCAAGAGAAACACAAACAGCACAAAGAGCGTTACTAGGTTTTAATGCAGAAGGAACACATGCTATAACACAAGAACAGACAACACAAGCCTTAGAACGTTACAGAAATACAATAAACGACACACAAGCTAGGTTACATGGAATGTATCAACGTGGTGAAATAGATGCTTTAAGTTATCAAACAGCAGTACGTAATATGGCACAGGAAAGTAGACGTATAGAGAGAATAAACCAACGTGGATTTAGAACAACAAGTCAATATTATTCTATGATGCAACAAGCTGGTATAGCTACTAATGCCATAGAAAATATGCGTGGTATAGCTTTAGAACGTAACAGAGGTAGAATACAAGCACAGGCACGTACATTACTTGAAACAAAAACAAGTGCGATGAAATTTACACAAGTGTTACAAAGAACGAATCCTGTAATAAGTGCTATGACAAGTAGTTTTACAGGTGTAGCTGGAGCAATACAACAAGCAAGTAAAGCGTTTGACCCTATGGTAATTCAAGCTAGATTATTCAATCAAGGATTTAGTGGTAAAGAAGTAGCTGATTACATGATGAGTATGCAAAGTTTTGCCGACGGGTTTGTTACATTATTCCCAACACTAGCTTTAGGGGTAGGTGCATATTACACAGCACTAGGAGCATTGGCGTACAAACAAGTACCAGCTGTTAGTAAGTCTTTTGATAGATTAAAAGGAACAGCGTTAAAAGCACTTAAACCTTTGATAAAAGTTGTGGCAGAAGTTATGGTTAAAATAATGGATTTAGCAAATAAAGTACTGGAAAGTGTTACAGCTTTTGAAAAGGCGCATCCTATCATTACACGTATAGTGACAGCATTAGCTTTAATAGTACCTATTGCAACCTTAGTAGTAGGAGCATTTTTAGCAATTAAGACTGCTGGAGGATTCATATGGACTTCCATAGTAGCCAATATTACACAAGCTGGGGGTAGTGTAATGGGATTAGCCGAAGCAATAGGTTTCTTTGTAGGTATTGCAACCACTGTTACAGCAGTTGTTGGTATATTCTTAACCCTGTATCATAACTGTGAGTGGTTTAGAGATTCTGTTAATAAGGCAATAAAATCTGTTAAAGAGTTTGTTAATGAATTTAAAAAAGCTCACCCTACCATAACAGCATTTTTTGATAGTTTTGGTATAGGATTACTTACAGCTATGACAGCTTTTAATACGCTTAAAACTTTTAAGACACTAGGAAGTATGGTTTTCTCCCCTCTAACAGGTAGACTAGGTTTTGTAGGTAGAGCATTTCAAAGATTAGGAGGAATAGGGAGAGCTGTAGCAAGTAGAATAGGTACAGCATTTACAATATTACGTCATCCAATAGCTGGAGTACAACTTTTAGCTTTTGATATGTTCAATGGTATACGAAATTTAGGTTCTCGAGCATTTACAGCTGTTACAACTAGAGCAACATGGTTTGGTGCAAGAGCTTTAGGTGCTGTACGTAGACCTATAGCTGGAGCAAGACGTTTAGGTTCTAGTATCAGACAAATAGGAACGAACTTTAGACAAACAGGAAGTGTTGTAGGACTATTTCGTGATACAGCCAATTTAGCATTACGTGGTGTTCGTGCATCAGTACGTATGTTAGGTAGTAGTGTAAGGTGGTTAGGAACAATGTTCTTACACCCTATTTCAAGTATTAGAGCATTAGGAAGTTCAATAGCAGGGTTATGGAGAACTCTTGGAACTAGATTAGGCTTTAGTCCTTGGATAATTGCAATAGCAGTTTTAATTGCAGGTATAATGGCATTATGGAAAACAAATGAAAACTTCCGTAATGGTGTTATGAAAATATGGAAAGCCATAAGTAGTTTTGTTACACAAGTAATAAATGGTGTTCGTGAAGCTATGGACGGCAAATTGAAGCCTGTCATAGAGAACTTGAAATCTATCATGCAGTCACTAGGTACTATATTTGGAACAATATTTAGTGCAATAGGTTCTGTACTTTCCGTATTCTTTGGTGATGTAACAGGAGGATTTAAAGAATCGGGCAGTGCAGTTGAAACAGTAACGAATTTAATAGTAGGTGGACTAACAGGAGCAATAAATATATTAAATGCAGTTTTAAAACCTCTAGCAAGTTTATTACAAGAAGTGGCTAAATACATGAAAGCACATGCAGATGAAATACAAAATGGTTTAATGGTCGCTTATCAATTCTTAGCCGATTTATTAAATGCCATTGTAACACCAATAATTCAAAGTTTAACAGATTTTTGGAAAGAACATGGAGAAACTATACAAAATTTTGTTTCATCAATATATCAAGGTTTAGGAGTTATAATAGGTGGTATAGTAAATGGTGCATTGACTGTATTAAAAGATTTAGTGCAACATGTGACAGACTTTTGGAGTGAACATGGTGACACAATCAACAATAAAGTAAAATGGGCATATGAAACATTATTACCAGCAGTAAGCCAAGCTGTACAAGGTATAATGGATGTTGTATTAACTATAGTTGGAGCTATAACAGACTTTTGGGAACAACATGGTCAAGAAATAATGCAAAGTGCAAGTACAGTGTGGGAAGGTATATGTAACATAATTTCGGGAGCATGGGCTTTCATAAGTAATGTCATATTACCTGTAATAGGCACTATATTCTTAGTTGTAATAGATGCCTTTGCTGGAATAGCTTCCTTTATTTCTCAACACGCTTCTACAATACAACAGGTTATGTCTTTTGCCTTCCAAACAGTACAGACAGTTGTAAGTATAGCATGTAGTATTATAGGAGGTACTATACAAAATGTATTTACTATAATAGGTGGTATAATTAAAGCTGTAGGACAAATATTAACTGGTGATTTTGGTGGAGCATGGAATACTATATGCAGTATTGTAACATCTGTACTATCTACAATGTGGAATGTTACATCTAGCGTGTTTAATTCTTTAGTGAGTTACTTTACAAGTATAGACTGGCTAAGTTTAGGTGCTAATGTAGTACAAGGGTTAATAGACGGAATTACAGGATTAGCTTCAGGTGTTTGGGATGCAATATGCCAAATAGGTCAAACTATCATAGACGGCTTTAAGAGCCTTTTAGGTATACATTCACCTTCTACTGTAATGGCAGAATTAGGTAGATATGTAATAGAAGGTTTAAAACAAGGTATTTGTGACGCTGGTAATTTCTTATTAGGTGCAATCAATCAAATAGTAGGTTACTTCACTCGTATGAAAACACGTATTATGTCAGCAATAAGTAGCTTAGTAAGTGGTATAGCATCTAAAATAAGTGGAATGGTAAGTAGCTTTACATCTAAAATATCTAGTTTAGTGAGCAGTGTAGGTAGTAAGTTATCAAGTATGGTAAGTAGTGCTAAAGCTAAAATATCTTCCTTTGCATCTAGTTTAAGAGCAGGTGCAATAAGAGCCAAAGACAACGTAGTTAATGCAGTAAAAACCATGATAAGCAGAGTTAAAAGTCTAGGTTCTCAATTCCTAAGTATAGGTAGAAACATGATACAAGGTTTAGTAAATGGTGTAAAATCTAAAGCATCAGCATTAATTCAATCTGTAACAGGAGCAGTAAAAGGTGCAATAAACAAAGCTAAATCTTTACTAGGTATAAAATCACCTTCAAGAGTATTTAAATCTATAGGTATAAATACAATGGAAGGTTATAATATAGGGGTTACACAAGAAAAACCTAAAACTGAAAGAGCGATAGAACATGCTTTACCTAACGCTCAAGATTTTGACATGAGAGAACGTATAGGAAAAATTGCAACACCTGTAATGGCTACAACAAATAATGCGAATACAAATAATACAAATAATAATAACAGGACTTCAAATGATACAATAAATTTCAATATTCAAGTACAAGACGGAAAATCTTTCACAATGGAAGATGCTGAAAGAATATTTGATATGCTACAAAAGGTTAAGAATAAGAGAGATTTATTTGTATATTAAGGTAATTAGCCTATGTAATAGAGATTTATTTATTTTATTGCATAGGCTATAATTATATTAAATGGAGGTGATAAAATGGGTGCTGGAGCAAAAGTAAAAGGTTACTTAAAAAATTGTGACACAAATGAAATAAGGAAGTTTATGTTTAACCCTAACAGCATAGAATATGACATAGGCAAAGAGTATAACACTATGATTTCTCCAGGGTTATCTTACCCTAAAGTTGAGTATGGAAAGGGTAGTGTTATAACAAGACCTTATTCCTTATACCTTAGAGGTAAAGACACAGAAGACTTTATATCATATTTAGAAGGTTTAGTAACACCTAAAACAAAATACAGTGAACCCTCTATGGTTATTTGTGTATTTGGAACTTCTGTATGTAAGGGTTACATAAACTCTTTAAAAGTGAATAAAACCCTATTTGATAACAATTTGAAATGTACGGAAGCTACCTGTGACATTAGTATTGTGGAGGTGAGAGATAAATGATTTTTAAAGGCTCACGTTACGAAGAAACACCTACAACTATTAGGGATAACACACAGATATTAACTCGTAGAGAATTGGTGACAGATGAAGAACACTATCGTTACATTGTAATAGAAGGGGACACTTTAATGAATATAGCATATAAATGTTATGGTGACGAAACTTTATGGTGGAGAATAATGGAGAGTAACCCTAAATATAAAACACCTTTAGATATAAAACCAGGCGATTTATTATTAATCCCTTTGAGAAATGAGGTGTAATAAATGGTATCTTTCAATGTAAATTTAAATGGTAAACAATTCACTACAGAAATGAAGGAATTTATATCCAGTATAAAAATGAAAAAAATGAGTACAGGAGCATCCTCTTTAGAGCTAAACATAAATGACCCCGAAATGACTTTTATAGGTGATGTAGAATTGTTTAAGCAAAATGTACCAGTTAATTTTTCTTTTAAAAAAGAGGGTAATAATGAAATAGTAAATTTTGTAGGGTATGTCGCTCAAGTAAGTGTGGAAATGTCAAATGATGTTCCTACAATGACTATTACATGTTCAGATGAAAGTTACAGATTAGATAGGAAGAAAAAATCTAAAAACTGGGGTAACAAAAAACGTCATGTAATAGCTAGAGAGATATTCCAAAGCTATGGTTTAAAAACTGTAATAGATGAATCACAGGATAAACCTTCAACAAGTGACAGTAATTCCAGTAGTTCGGAAGTGTCACAAAGTAATGAAACAGATATGTCATTCCTAAAGAAATTGGCAGACGAAGAAGCAGATGACTGGTTATGTTATGTATTTAATGGCACAGGTTATTACTGTAAGAAAAACTTACTGAAAACACCTAAGAAAACACTTGAATATAGAAAAGGAGAATGTTCCATAAAATCATTTAAACCGACAATAAATAGTGTGACTAAACGTGTTCCAGTATATGAACAGGATTATGATTTAGCCACACAAAGTGTAACGGAAGTTACAACAACTAAAACTAAGAATAAGCAAGGGAAGTGATAATATGCCACGTGTAGGTGACGGAAAAGATGAAGTTGCTGTATTAGAAGGTGACATAGACACTCTTGAGCCTTATATGGAGTTAGATGCAAGACAGACTATAAGATTAGAAGGGGTAGGAGAAGCACTGACAGGTTTATACTATGTTACAGAAGTAGATTTTGAGTTATCGGGTACAGAATTTAAACAGTCATTAAAAGTAGAACGTAATGGATTTGGCGATTATATTAAAGCATATGACATAGCCATAAAAGGTAAAAAAACTGTACAGAGTGATGCTGTCAAACCTGTAACGAAAAATAAAACACATAAGGTTAAGAAAGGAGATACGTTATACAGCATTTCAAAGAAATATTACGGAAGTAGTAAGTATGCCAATAAAATATATAAGGCAAATAAGTCGAAAATAAAAAGTAAGAATGTTTTAAAAGTAGGAATTACGCTAACATTACCATAGGAGGTGTAATATAATGAAATATAGAGGTAAAGTAATAAATAATAAAGACCCTATGAAAATGGGGCGTATAAAAGTGTACTGCCCTTTAATTTATGGGAATAGTGAGAGTGCATGGTGTTACCCTTGTATTCCTTTAGGGTTTGAATACCATGTTCCCCAAGTGGGACAAATGGTATGGATTGAATTTGAGAAAGATGACATAAGCAGTACACCAATCTATGTAGGAACGTGGGGTGAACAAGACAAATGGATAAAGATGTACGAGGAATAAGTTTTCCTTTTAGAATAGGGAATAAAGGTGGTGTTGTAATGAGCGAAGCCAACTTACAAGATGTAGAGCATATAGAGGAAAGTATTGAGCAAATATTGTGTACGTGTTTAGGCGAAAGAGTAATGAACTATGAATTTGGTTCAGAACTAGATACTGATATATTTAAGGCTCAAGATTCCTCTTTATACTCTTTGTTACGTTACCAAATAATGGATGCGTTACGTAAGCATGAACCACGTATAAACGTGGATGAACAAAACATTACAATATTACAGGAGAAAAGTGTAATACAAGTGGAGATTAAGTATACATTAGTAGATTTCCCGAATTTAGGATTATTATGCACATTAATTAATTTAGGAGGTGCTGACTTTGAAAGTAAGGGATAATGTTGATTATACAAACCGAGATTATGCTGGATTTAGACAAGATATGATTCAAAGATTACAGCAGTTAATACCCGAATACACAGACACATCTGATAGTGATGCTGGTATAGTGTTAATTGATTTATTAGCACATGGGTTAGATATTTTATCATATTACAATGATAAAGTGGCGAATGAAGTATTTTTAGCTACAGCAAGGGAACGTAGTAGTGTAATGATGATAGCACAGGGAATATTAGGTTATGAAATACAAGAGAATACACCTTCCAAAGTGTACCAAGTATTTGAAATATTTCCGACAGAAGATGACACTATTATTCCAGCTGGAACATTGTTACGTACTAAAGGTGAATATGGAGAAGCATCTTTATATTTTGAATTAGATACTGACCTTGTTATACCAGCAAACTGTACAGGATTAGAAAAAAATGAAAAAGGAGAATACTTATATAAAGTGTCATGCACCCAAGGATACACAGTAGAAGATGATGTATTAGGGTCATCTAACGGAACAGCTAATCAAACGTTTACTGTTCCAAGAAGTGGCGTAATAAAAGATAGTGTAATAGTTAGTGCTATAGGTGAAAATGGTATGACAGAAGAATGGACTAGAGTTTCTAACTTTATAGATTCCTCGCCTTTAGATAAACATTACACTGTTACATTAGATGAAAATAATGTAGCAACAGTACATTTTGGTAATGGACGTAGTGGTAAAATACCAGCAGTACATGTTGACGGATTAACTGTAACATACAGAATAGGGGGAGGAATTGTAGGTAATGTAGCACCTAGAGTTATAAATAAAACTGATGAAAATTTGGCTTATGTAAAGAGTACATTTAATCCAGCCGAACCTTATTTATTAGGGGTAGATAGAGAAACATTAGAGGAAATAAAATTAAATGCTTCGTCTTCCTTTAAAACACAATGGAGTTGCATTACAACAGAAGACTATGCAGACATCTTAAAAGGGCAAGAGTATGTTTTAGATGCCTATTCTTATAGCGAAAAATCTAGACCATTGGATATAACAGTATATGTGTTACCTAAAAATTATGAGGACATGAATGATGACACATTGAAACAATTACGTAAATCTTTGGAGGAAGTTTATTTAAGTAAAAAAGCATTGGGTGTAACAGTTTCAATAAAATGGGCAAAGATACAATATGTAACATTGAATTTAGACATTACACTAGAGGACACAACTTCAAAAACTATAGCAAGAAGTGTAATAACAGATACCTTATTTGCTAATTATAATTTAGATACTAGAAAAATTGGAGAACCGATGTATTTGTCACGTATTTTATCAGATGTATTAGATATTGAAGGCGTTTTAGATGTAACAGGTTATTTAGATGACAATAAAGCCAAGATAATCCCAACAGAACCTGGAATTGTAACAGCGTTACAAACTATTAATACAACAATGAATGGAGGGGTTGTATAATGGATTTTGGTAATTATTTATACAAACAACTTCCAGCTTATTATCGTTACAGGGATATTGAAACAGAGTACACTTTAGAGCGTTATTTAAAATGTTTAGGCGAATATCTAAATGTTGTATTTGAGGAAACAGATGATATAAAAGACTTATTAGATGTGGAGAAAATGCCTAGTAAGTTTTTACCTTATTACGCAAAAATGTTTGGTATCAAAATATATGACGATATATCAGAAGACTTTCAAAGGAAATTACTAGCTAATATTGTTCCAATACTTAAACGTAAAGGAACACGTGACGTAATAGAATTTGTTGCAAGGGAATTGACAGGTTATGACGTTGACATAACGGAAGGTAATGAATATGCATTTAAAACATGGGTAGATGAAGTAGAGCTACCTTTAGGGGCGAAACAGTCTTTAACTTATGCTGAAACTCAAACAATACATTACAGATATGCTGGTAGTGAATTAACAAGCAGGTTTATAGTATATGTTGAAATACATACACTAGAAGTGGAAGCGACAATATCAGAAGAATTAATTAGAAGGTATTTAAAAGACTTAGTACCAAGTTATATAACTGTGGTGTTCGTATTAAATCAGCATTTAATTGACGAGGAAGATTATAACGAAGAAATAAATGTAACAGTAGTGGAAAGTGGATTTAGAGATACAGAAGTTGTAACAGACAGAACATATGGTAATGTGCAATATGAGCATTATGACCGATTATACTACCTTCCCGAAATAGAGGACGTAAAATTGCATATAACAGACCTAGATTTTGGGTGTATAACGGAACAAGAACGTTACACTGTATACAGTACTATAAGTGAGGGAGATTGTACAGACAAGGTGACAGATTTATCTAATTCGGGTTCGGGAGGTACTACCCCAACCCCTCCAACACCACCGACACCCCCACCAATAGACCCCGACCCCGAACCTACACCAACACCTACACCTACGCCAACGCCTACACCTTCACCAGTAGACCCCGAACCTACACCACCAACGCCAGACCCTGGTGTAGAAAAATTGACAGATTTAACAGGAGCAGTTGCTATGGGTGATTCACGTTTTGTAGCTATGCAAGGTTATGGTGACAGATATTTTAAAGATATGACAGTAGATGCTAAAATAGGGTGTTCAGCTAATTACTTCTATAATTCAAAAACTGGCGTAAATAGAATAGTGCAATATCCAAAGGATGCAAAATGTTTTATAATTTTATTAGGGGTAAATAATCCCGAAACAAGTGGTCAATATTACATGGCAAATATGTTAACAGCATTACGTGAGGAATTTCCAACAACACCTGTGTATGTCATACAGGAATATCACATGGGTGCAAAATTTAATGACGGATATGACTATACTACAATGAATAAAATGATTGATGATTTTAACGAGGCACTAGATAATGTCTGCACAAATTTAACTATACACCATATTGATGCAAGTAAAGGTTTGTTAACTAATAATATACTAGATAGCCAATATTCTAGTGACGGATGTCATTTAAACCAAGCTGGTTATGATATTTTGTGGGGTAATGTAAAAGATATAATATTAGACACAGAAAATAATAAAGATGATGGTAAAGGTGACACATCTTTAGATAAAATAGGTGTAACAACAGGTAATGTTAATGTTAGAAGTGGGGCAAGTACAGATTATGACATTCTTGGCACATTAACAACGGGTACACAAGTACAAATAGTAGGGCAAGACAGCACAACAGGTTGGTACAAAATAAAATACAATAATGGTTATGGCTATGTGTCAAATAAATATGTACAAATAACAAGTGAAGGAGGAAGTGAACTACCTCCTATACCTCCCGACACTAAAGACCCTCTATATGTACCCGATAGATTTACGGGAAAAGTAACTAATAACTATCAATTAATGGCAAAAGCATATGAAGTATTAAGACACTATAACACATGTTATCTATATGGTGGTATAGGACAAATTGTAACGCAAAGTGTAGTAAACGCTAAGGCAAAACAATATCCTAGCTTCTATACTTCTGCAAGAAAGGCACAATATACACAATACATTAATAGTAGTAAGAGATACTGGGGATTTGACTGTGTCAACCTTTATAAATCTATTTTATGGGGTTGGAATGGTGACGCTAGTAAATCTTATGGAGGTGCAAAATATGCAAGTAATGGTGTACCCGATGCATCAGCAGACGGATTATTCAGTTATTGTACAGGTAAGTCAAGTACAGGCTGGGATAATATGGCGATAGGTGAAGCATTATGGATGTCGGGTCATTTTGGATTATATGTAGGTAATGGAAAATGTATCGAATGTACCCCTCGTTGGAATAGAATAGGGTTAGGTTCAAGTTATGGCGACGAATGGAATGGTGTTATGTTAACAGCTGTAAGTAATTGTAGCAACCATCCAACAGACTTACATGCTAGAAAATGGTCTAAACATGGTAAACTTCCATACATTCAATACTTAACTAAAAATCCATTTATAGATTCAAGTAATACAGAACAGGCTGGAGATACAACAGGTACTTTCGTAGGTGTAACACACCCAGCAAATATAACAGCATATTATCCCGATTCAAGCACTTTAGAAGGAGGTTACCAAGATGCAATAGGTAATCCTTTAGTTGGTTATCCCGACCAATTAACATGTGCCGTTCCTAAGAATGTACCTTTAGGAAGTAAAGTAAAAATACTTGGTACAGGAACAGAGTATGACAACAAAGTATTTACTGCAACAGATAGAGGTGGAGCAATAGTAGTAGATAGTGACGGAACATACCATATAGATATATGCTTGAAAACATATAACGCATGTGTAACATTCGGAAGACGTAAAGGTAATGGTGTAAAAGTTGTAATAGGTGATGTTGTAACATCTACAAGAAAAGTCGCTGTAACAAAACAAAGCTGTAACATACGAAGTGGTGCTGGAACAAGTTATTCTGTGTTAGGAAAAGCATGTACTAATTATAGATTTACAGTTTTAGATGACAGTAAAGACTGGATTGCTGTAGAATATCATGGAAAAGTAGCATATGTGAGTGCATCTTTAGTTAGTATAGTTATGGTGTAATGAGTATGCTATAATATTATCAAAAGGAGGTATAGTAATGGATAAAAATAATTTACATGCCATGGGGCAATTTAAAGACAAAGTTTATGATGCAAAAACTGGAGAATTAATAAAAGAAACAGAGTGGAGTAAAAATACTATAGTCAATAACATAAATAAAGCCATAGCATATGCTTTAGCAGGTAAAGGTGGATTATGTTATTGGGCAGTGGGTAGTGGTCAAGCAAGTTGGAGTGATACCAATTTACCTAGTCCGTCACCTACTGATACGCAACTTAATAATGAAATAGGGAGAAAAGCAATTCCGTCATCTGCTTTTAAATTCTTAGATGCAAGGGGTAATGTAACATCTAGTATAACAAACGTGTTACAAATAACACTTACATTTAACGCCAGTGAGTGTAACGGAGATTGGAGAGAGTTCGCCATAATAGGTGGAGATGCAACAAGTGCATTAAACAGTGGTGTAATGATAAACCACAAAATCCACAAGCTACAAAGTAAAACAGAAAATCTACAAATAGAACGTAGTATGAGGTTTACATTTAATAATAATAACTAGGAGGTGTAAGATATGTCAGATAGATTTGCATTAGGTTCATCCTTCAATGCAGATGCCAATTTTAAAAGTGTAAAAGTTGGTGCTGGAAGTTATGTACTTGAAACAGAACTTAATGAACTACAGGACATTTCTTACTACAGACAACAACAATTTGTAAAAGATTACATAGGTGATGGTTTAATGAATATAGGAAGCCTGTCTTATAAAGACGGCTTCCTTACATTAGATAATGAAGTTGCTGTAGTAGGAGGTTATTTAATAGACATTACACATTTGTCATGTGAAATACTAAGAGGTCATCACGCTTACCTTAAAGTTTGGGAAGAAGAAAAAGCATACACTGACATTATAAAGTTTAAAGGTAACGCTCAAGAGAGTAGAGTGGTATCTAATAGTATGTGGGATGAACGTGTAAATGAGGAAACAACAAGAAGAATACAAATAATGTATGACTTGGTGACAGATAATTCAGATAAAAATGCGACATACCTAGATTTAGGGTATTTAGGGGCAGACACCTTTAATGTGACAGTAAGTACTAAAGGACATAACACCACTAAATTTACTTATGATTGTACAGCTAAAGAAGGGCAAACTGTTATAGATTTCCCTAGAGCGTACGCCTTTGGTAAAAGTACGATGCTAGTATTTATTGACGGACTTCTATTAATGCCTGGAGATTATGTGGAAGTAGACAGTAAATGTATTAGATTTAATATTGAAATACATGAGGGACAAAAGATTTTCTGTTATGCAGAGAATTATATAAAACCTGTAGTAGGTGAAGGTCATGCTGAAACACATATGTTAGACGGAAATGACCCATTAGATATTACAGACCTAAAAGACGAAGAAGACTTACTAGATAAGTTAAGAGGTTTATTAGGTAAAGTTGTAATAGACGGAGGGGGATTTGGAGATTTAGATACAGAGCGTGACACAGTTTATAGTGGAGGTTTATTTACGGATAGTTCAGATATACTAGACCCTAGTTTACCCGATACAGGAAATGATGCTAGAGAACTTGAAATACAAGTAAGTGGAAATAAAGTGTTACAGTATCGTTATAAAGGTGAAACGTTATGGACTGACTTAATTGACTTTAAAACGTTACAAGGAACAGAAGTAACAGGATTAGATTTAACAGGTGAAAGATTAATGCTTAAAAACTCCAATGGTACTTTTGGTAATGCAATAAATTTCCCTAATGTACTAGATACTTTAACATCAACAAGTGCTATAAATCCATTGTCTGCTAATCAAGGTAGAGCATTGAAAGTCTTGATAGATAATATAGATACAGGTGGTGGAGGGGGAGAAGTTGATACCTCTAAGATTGAAGCACACTTAAAAACATATGTGGATACCCTTATTTCAGATGCAATAGGAGGTGAGTATTAATGAGTACATTAAGGGATTTATTTAGTAGTATAGGGATAGCTATACGTAGAGTCACAGGAAATGATATTAAGTTAAGACCTACACAGTTCGCTAATGAAATAAATAAAATGGCATATGTTGATAATGGGAGAATAACAGGTAGAGTTAATAGAACAGAGGTTGCTACACCCACAACTAATTTTGATGTAGATACAGGATACTTTACTGTAACGCAAAATCAACCAACAGGAGTAGTTGCCCAAGGCACTAAAAGGACAGGTTATCAATTACCAACTCTTAGTGGTTCAGTTGTAACACCTTCTAGCCAAGACCAAATTGCTGTAAGAAAAGGTAATTACATGGGAGGAAACGTAATTGTAAAAGGTGACCCGAACCTAAAGAGTGAATATATATTACGTGGTAGAAGAATAAATGGAGAAGAAACACCAATAAGTATATTTGGGGTACAAGGTACACTAGATAGAATGAGAAATTTACCAAAGTATCATGGTGAAGAAATATATGGTTACCTAGCTTCTGACTGTGCCAAAAGTTATCACCTAGCAAGACGTATTGGTGGAGTATCGTTTAGATACAGTCAATCACATGGAGTATTTGGTGACGGATTGTTAACAGATTCAGAAGGTAGATGTTGGATGGATTGTTCAACATTCGGAGGGTTAGTTGCTCGTAACATTCCATTTAGTAAAAGTCCCTATGCTAAAGCCTATGGAAAGGCTAATGTGACACTAGCAGATATAGGGTTAACTAAAAATGTGGTGTCACAGTTAAACACAGTAGACCCATACCTAGATATGCAAACACATGAGGATTTTAAATTCTCTTTTAAAACAGGATACAAAAGTATAAGAACTGCTGGTGAATTAGCAGAGTATTATTATCAAATGGGACGTACATTACATGTATATGAACCCGGAAATCCCCCTTCATCATTACCTTCCGATGTAAGGGCAGGAGATATGATATTTTGGGCAAAAGCTACAGCAAATGACCACCAAAAATCACGTTTTATGGGAATATCACATGTTGGTATATTTGCCAATGACCCAGCCTTCTTTTATCAAGTAACAGGTTACAGTGATGAAAGAGTAACAAACACAGTATTTGCTCCAAAATTCGCAGACCATATGGACGAAATAGTTTTAATTGTAAGACCCGACTATAAACCTAAAGTATATGTTACACCTAGTGGAATAAACCTATTACCTCAACATTCGTTTGATAGTTTATGCGTGAGTACAACTAAAACCAAAAATGGTCTAACATTTAAACCTCAATCCAGTGAGGGATTTACAGTTCAAGTAACAGACACTTCGGCACGTATAGACCATACGACATTTTATTTATATGGTAAGGAACGCCCTATTACATTAACCCCAGGAACTTATAAATTAAGTGGTACACCAACACATCCACAAGTTAAATCAACAGGAACATCACTGTTGTGGGGATTGAGTGTTAAAAAAGCTGACGGAACAAATATACCTAATACAAGTGGGGCAGACCATGTATGGGACAGAGGTATAGGTGACACCTTTACTATAACATCTACAATACAGGTGTATGTATATTTCTTCGTGTCAAAGAGTTTAACAAATACAAGTAGGTATTCAATTAAACCAAGTTTAATTAAACAATAAGGAGGTGATACAAAATGGCAGTAGATTCAACTGTACAATTTAAAAGAGGTAAGAAGAATGATTTACCTTATGGATTAGAAGGTGAACCTCTATACTGTACAGATACAAATGAATTATATATAGGTCAAGGTAAAGACCTTCCACCTAAACTGATAAATGCAAATGGTGCAGGAGGGGGTGGGGGTACAGAAATAGATGATAACTCCACAGGACTTACTACAACATGGAGTGCTAGTAAAATAAATCAAATGTTTGAGGATTTAAAATACACTCCAATAAAGATAAATTCATTTAGAGCAAACCTTTCAACTTTTGTGTATGAACTTGGGGACATGATAAGTAGTGTCACATTTAACTGGGTACTAAGTAGAAAAGCTACCAATATTATTTTAACGGATTGTGATGTACAACCTACAGATGACACAGCAACCTATACCCAAACTTTAAATAGTACAAAGACATTCACATTAAAGGTAACAGATGATAAAGGTGCTACAGCGACAGCCAGTGTCACAGTGTACTTTGTATCACCCATATATTATGGAGTGTATAGTGGAGCATTATCAGAGAGTTTTATTTCTTCTCAAAATAAACTGGTGCAAACAAAAGGTAATAAATCCGTTACACTAACTTATAATGATAAAAAGGTGTTTTATGCTTACCCTAAATCCTATGGAACGTTACGTGACATAAAAGACGGAAATGGATTTAGCTATAAAAATGATTTTATAAAAAGTGAAATGGCAATTAAGGGTGTAACATATTACGTTTATACTATAAAAGATAAAGCATCTGCAACAGATATAACATTTACATTTAGTTTTTAGGAGGTGATTAGATGCCACAAGTAGGAAGTAACTTTGAATATTCGGGTAGAAAACCTTTAGATGCTAGACAGTTATGTGACAGTTTGGAAGTATTAAAAGCTAATGTAAACAATATTTTATATCCACCAGGTTTTAAAGTGTTTTGTTTATTAGAACATAAGGAATATAGAAATACTGCAAAGATGAATGAAACACCTGTGTGGGAAGAAAACACCAATGGGGGTAAAGCATGGGTAAAACAAGTAGAAGAACCTTCTGATAAAAACCTGTTATGGGTTAGAGAAGATGATGAAGTACCAATGTTAGACGGGCAGTATACTATGGATGATATAGCAAACATGTTAAAAGCCTATACGAAAAAAGTAGATGCTGTAATGGATATTGTTAAAACGTTACAAAAGGATGTTGAATATATTAAAAAACATGGTACTGTTGTTAAACCCGATAATCCCGATACGGATATTGATAATGCTTTAGTAACAGAAGACGGAACTTATTTAGTAACAGAAGACGGAGTATACTTGATTACACAAGGAGGTTCAGTAAATCCCGAACCAGTTCCCGAAGGTGAAAAATTAACAACTTCAGACGGCAAATATCTTGTAACAGATAAACAACAGTTTATTAAAATAAGTAGATAGGAGGAATTAAAAATGTCAAATGAAATGGTAACAATAGACCAGTTAACAGAGATTTTAAATGTAATCCCTAATGACACATATGCCTTGGTTAATGAGAAAGGCGTTACTAAGAAAATCAAGTTGGAAACTTTAATTAATAAAACTTTAAATGATGTGCAAATTTTAGAAATAGAAGGTATAGCAACAAAAGATAAGACTTTGAAAGGCGCATTAGTAGAACTTAGTACACAAATTAGAGATATTCCAACTTTATTTAGCACTGAACAAACAGAGGATTATTACAAAATAAAATACAATAATATAGTAATAGCAACAATACCATTAGGTAAGGGTTCTGTTACACCTACAACGAAATACAGTATAACAAACAATTTATCACACGCTAGAAACAGTAATACGGCAACCTTTATAGAAGAAAATTCTCCTTATAATGCTACTATAACTGCTAATAGCAATTATAGGATAAAAAATGTAACAGTAACTATGTATGGTACAGATGTTACAAATGATGTATATTCAAATGGTACAATAAATATACCTAGAGTTATTGGAAATATTGTCATAACAGTAACAACTGAAAGTATTGCTGGTGGAGATGACACTTCAAATTTAGAAGGAATACTAAAAGATAGATTATTAGTATGGCATGACGAATTTGATGATGCTACACTTGATACAACTAAATGGAGATATGCTACTCATAATAGTGGGGGTAGTGAACAACAAGCATATACAGTAGGTAGAACTGAAAATGTTAGACTAGAGAATAGTAATTTAATACTAGAAGCAAAAAAAGACGGCTATGTTGACGGCTGGACATGGAGTAGTGGTAGAATAGATACAAGTGGATTAGCAGGGTTTAAGTATGG